TACGGGTATCGGTGGCGCCACGGCCTTCCGTTCGATCAGCTAGAGGAGATTGTACGGCAGTTGGAGCAAAACCAATTCACCCGGCAATGTGTCCTACAGATGTGGGGAGCTGGGTTGCCAGACTTGATTAGTGAATTCTCAACCAAGCCTTGCAACATCGCGGTGGCGTTTCGTATTAATCGTTTGGGCCAATTGGATATGACCGTGTTCAATAGGTCCAATGATCTTATATGGGGTGCCTGTGGGGCCAATGCAGTTCACTTTTCCATTCTGCAAGAGTATATAGCCGGGCGAGTCGGCTTGAAAATCGGTGGATACTGGCAGGTCACCACCAACCTGCATCTGTACAGAAGCCATATGGAAATGTTGACCGAACGTTGCCAGCCAATGGTGATTGGTGACCTGGATGAATATTTAATTGATACAGATGCTTATGAACCGATATACCCATTGTATCCTGACGACAATTTTGATTCAAACCTTCAGTGTGCCATGCAAGCCGTTGATGACATACATAATGATCTATCGGCCAGATGGGCGCACGTAGAAAACCCGTTCTTGGCTGGGGTGGTTGTCCCTATGGCGATTGCACATCAGCTATATAAGAAGGACAATATTAAAGAAGCGATGCAATGGGCCTATTCGGTAATATCCATGGACTGGCGTAGAGCAGCATGTGAATGGTTGGAGAGGCACGATGCAGCAAGAAGATCCCGCAGACCCGGTTCGCTTTGATACCCGGTTAGCTGGTCAGGTTAAGCGTTATCATACTTGGCCGATCATTGGTGCTCAGACGGTGTCTGAGCACTGTTGGCAAGCGCTCCGCATCTACCTATTTGTGGATGAAGAGCCAGATATCCACATAATCAGGGAGATCATGTTTCATGACATAGGGGAAATATATACGGGAGATATTCCCTACCCGATTAAGCGGGATAACCCTAGCTTGAAAGAGTCTATGGACAGGCTTGAGCATTGGTCCTATGCCCAACAGTTGGAGCATTGGGATGCTTTCTTTCCAGTGGCAATATCTCCAGAAGACAGGATCCTTATCAAGCATGTTGAGATGATTGAAATGGCCGAGTTTGGAATAGATCAAATCAACCTCGGCAATAGCCACGGGTGGATCGTAGCTGATCGCTGCTTAAAAGCTGTGTATAAGGATGAGCATCCACCTTGCCCTCGGCTGGCTCTGTATGTTAGTATTAGGCTGAAGTTGTTTTACCGACAACACCGTGGGCACACGGATCAGAAGCTGGATGAATGGTGGATTCCAATGTATTGGGAGGTGCGGCATGGACGCGAACGAGAGGCAGGTGGGCGGGAGCCACTACAAGACTGACTATGAGCATTGGGACTTGGCCGTGGTAGTGCAGATGGGATACCTGGAAGGCTGCGCCACGAAGTATGTGGCGCGATGGCGCAAGAAGGGTGTCCCATTACAGGACCTAGAGAAGGCTCTGCATTACCACGATAAGCTAATCGAAACTGCTCAGTTCCGGTGGATACCTCGTATAATGCAAGAGGTGGAAATTACTAGCGAGGTCTGCCGCTTTGTCCTCGCTAATAAGTTAAGTGAAAAGGAACACGAGTACATTCACTTGATATGTACCTATAGGAGTAACATTGAATTGCAGTTGGCGCGCGGTATTCTACTCAACCTAATTGAAATGCAAAAGGATGCCAATGAGTCCACAGTTCTTTAGGGGTTTTCTGACTGGAATGGCGACACTATTTGCCATGATAGTGTTCGCTATCATAGTTAGTAGGTGTGCGGAATGGCCGCCAACGGGGCACCCTACAGCGGCGCCGGCCGCACGTGTGCTACGGGGTAGCTAAATAGACTAAGGCCATTACACGCGCCCCTATACGCCAAAGAAAGGCATCGTAGATGCTACAGGTACAGGCCAAGCAATGCGCCACGTGTATCTTCAAAAAGGGATTGGGCTGGCACCTTGAAGTTCTGTTGGATGATGTAAGAGACCCACACTTCAAGGGGTGGTTTAAGGGATATCGAATTTGCCACCATAGCAAGAATGCGTGTTGTGCCGGATTCTGGGCAGCGTATAAGGATAAATTTGATCTGGGCCAAGTAGCCCAGAGGCTAGGCTTTGTGGAGTATGTGAACCACGATGAATGGGGGGATGGTGGTGGGGCCATTATGAACGATGGGTCATGGATACCATGAAGCGGGAGCCAAAGTTTAATCAGCTCACCTTGTTTAACCCAGAGAGCCCATGGAAACGTCCGGCAGAATTGCCGGACTTATCGAATGTAGATGAGGTCGCAATTGACACAGAAGAAAAAGATCCCTCGCTCGCGAAAGATAAAGGCCCCGGCTTCTACGCCTACGAACGAACAAATCCAAACACTGGATTTATATGTGGATTGTCCGCGGCGTGGGGAGATGAGCATAACCCTCATAAAGTCTACGTTCCATTGCGACATCCAGATACAGAGTGCTTCGATTATGATACAGTCAGGCGTTGGCTTAAAGCGCTTGCGAGACAAAGAAGTACTCGATTTATTTTCCACTCTTTTCAGTTTGATTGGGGTTGGATTCAAGCTACGTTTAACATTGAACCTCCAGAACAAATCGATGATGTTTCCGCAATGGCTTCGATGGTGAATGAAAACCTCGATTCATTTAGCCTGGACTATATTGCGAAATGGTTAGGTCTGGCTGGTAAAGACGAGCGCCTCCTCAAAGAGGCCATGGCCCGGTTCAAGGTACCGCCTGATAAGATCAAACAGTACCTTTGGCAGATGGAAGGAAAGTACGTCGGGCCGTATGCAGAGGAGGATGCCGGGCAGACATTAGGGGCCGCGCGAATATTGAGGCCCATGATCGCAGAAGAAAATCTAGACCATGCTTATAATGTAGAACGGAGGTTGATGCCTATTACCCTGAAGATGAAACAACAGGGCATACGAGTAGATGTAGACAAGGCTGATCAACTAGCAACCCAGCTAGAACAAAGCGTACAAGAAGACCTCTACCGGCTATCCTCATCTATAGGTGAAAAAGTTGAAATAAAGAATGTACGACAGAACCAATGGTTGAAACGGCAATTTGATAAAGAAGGAATATACTATCCCAAGACACTGTCAAGCAAGAGGCACCCAGACGGCCAAGCCAGTTTCGAGAAAGAGTTTCTCAGCAAACATAAGCATTGGCTCCCGCGTGCGGTTTATGATATACGGCATAAACAAGACCTAGCGAAAAAGTTCTTACGTAAATATATCATAAGCTACGCACACAAAGGCCGAGTTTATCCATCAGTTAATCAATTTAGAAGCGAAGAGGGTGGGGCTAGAACCCACCGTTTCAGTTACAGCGACCCACCACTTCAACAAACACCCAGCCGTGATGATGAGTATGCAGCACTGATCAGGCAGTGCTTCATACCAGAGGATGGGCAAGACTGGTGTAGTATCGATTATCGGCAACAGGAGTATCGACTTATTGTTTTCGTAGCCGAGCTGCTACGAAAACCAGGAGCCCGCCAAGCCGCGGATATGTATCGCAAGGATCCCAACACCGACTTCCACAATTACGTGGTGAGTATCACCCGGCTGCCGCGGCCCCGCGCCAAAGATACCAATTTCGCAAAGAGCTATGGGGCAGGTAAGGATAAGTTCGCCCTTATGACGGGCATGGATTTAGCCGAAGCTATTAAGACTATGGATATTTACGATGAGCACCTGCCATTCGTAAAGAAGGCTGCCGAGCATTACAATCGATATGCCGCAGCGAACGGCCACATACGTATGATCGACGGGGCACGCAGACACTTCAATCTGTGGGAACCAGTGTATAGGGACTATTCTAGAGAGGATGAATATAAATCAGTCGACCCAAACATCAGTACCGCACCCTGCTTCATCGAGGAAGCAGAGCGACGCAAAGAAGATTCTAACCATCCGTGGTATGGCGAGCGGTTTAAGCGAGCCTATACTCACAAGGCATTTAACAGCATGATCCAAGGTAGCGGCGCCCGGCAGATGAAAGAAGCCATGTGTCAAGTCTATGATGCCGGGTATCTCCCGCTTCTCCAGGTGCATGATGAACTCGGATTCAGCTTCAGCAGTCAGGCTGATGCGTTTGAAGCAGCCCGGATTATGGAGAATGCCTGCCCACAGATCACTATTCCCATGCTTACTGACATTAAGTGGGGAAATAATTGGGGCCATCTTGAGATAATAAGTCTATAAGGGGGGTTGCATTCTTCTTCTAGTTGTGCTACATATAGAACTTGCACATACCAAGATGAACAGGGAGATTAATTATGTCAAATGGAACTCCGCAGACCGCCAACCAGAAGCCCGCGGCAGTCAAGACCGAGCCTAAGGAGCCCAAGGAGAAGAAGCCTCGTAAGAAGGCAGAGGGTGCGGTTCAGCGGCCCCGGCTTCCCAAGCCTGATGAGGCGCATGTATTCACGGTTATGAAGCCGGGTTCCAAGGCGCGCGGCGCCCATGACCGGTTCATGGAGTACAAGGACGGACAGACTGTTCGGCAGTACGTCGATATCATCAAGGAGAAGTTTGGCCGCACCGAAGGTCAGACCTTTGCTGATATCCGCTGGGACCTCGACCACGGTTTCATTCACGTCGGCCCCACGATTGTGCCGAAGCCTGCTCCGCCTCCGGCCCCACAGCCTGCGGCTTGAGGAATTAGACCCCGTTAACTTCGTTAAGTTAACGGGGTCTTTTTGTGACTACGCATGTTGAGACTTGGGGATGACAATGAACCTGCTTGTGCTAGACACCGAAACTTCTAACCTCCCAGATAAGGGTGGGCAGATAATGGAGATAGCCTGGAATAACTTGGAGGAAGTAGATGGACAATGGAAACCCACCTTCGGACATGAAACCTATGTCCAATTTACCGGGGTATGCAGTGCTGTTGCTCGCGCTAATCACCACATTGATCCCCTCCAATGTTCTCCAGAACGCGGTGCGATCACTAGGGAAAATGCTATTATCCTTCTTAAGCGACACATAAAAGAAGACACCTACTGTGTCGCTCACAACCACATATTTGACTCTAAGATGCTACCGGAACTTGTTGTCCGGTGGATCGATACTATGCGCATTGCGAAACGGTTGATGCCTAATGCTGAGGCGCACACCAATCAAGCATTGCGATATGAACTTGACATCAAACTCGTGTGGCCTCCAAACAGCACTGTTAAGACCCGGCATCCTCACCAAGCCATGTATGATGTGGCTACGACCACCGGCATTCTAATCAGGATGTTAGCCAAATACACCCCAGATGAATTATTCCAAATATGTTGGGGACCAATGAAGGTCATGCCATTCGGCAAGCACAAAGGGAAGACTGTTGAGGCTGCTAGACAAGAAGACCCAGGCTGGTTTGAATGGATGAACAAACAAAAAGAAGTTGATCCTGATATGCGGGTCCTTCTAAACTCACTCGGTTACAGTGCGCCTTAAAGACGGAGGTCTTCGAGGCATATTACAGAAGCAGTTTCCTGGCTGGCAATGGTCGACCATTGAGGTAGGGGCCACGGCCGGAGGCATACCAGACAACGAGTTCTGTATGCCATGCGGTCGCCAGGGTTGGATTGAATTAAAATGGACCGACCGATATTACGTTCAGATTAAAGACCTTCAGGTATCATGGCTAATGCGCCGCTGGCGATATAACCGTGGCTCCTGGATTGCAGTCCGGCGTACTCCCCACACCAAGCAAGAAGCAGGCGTTGATCAGCTCTACCTCATGACCGGGGGCGAGGCTGAGCGGCTATTCGACCACGGGTTAACCGGGGTGACAGCTTGGCGCTGGGATGGTGGTCCTTCCAACTGGAATTTCGCAGAGTTCGAAAGCATTATCAAGCTTTAACTCAGCCAATATGTTGGGTATAATGCTTTACAACCCGTTAGGGAGAGGGGAGCCATGCGGACTATACTACATCGTAACTACACGTTTGAGGATAAAGACCCTGTCATATATGCCATGATGTACGTGGTTCGTCAGAAGGAAAAGCTAACCAATGCGAGAGCCGAAGCCATTACCGGGGTTACCCGGTGGAGCTCTTGGTTCGATGGTGTTACACGGAAGCCACGCAACGACCTCGTAACACAGGGCATGGGAGCTCTGGGTTACGTTAGACGGGATGTCCAAAGAAATGATGGGACCATCGAGGTTCACTTTGTCAAGGTACGCGATTTTGGCGATTACGCGGCGGAGATTAAGAAGCAGACAGAATGGTTACTCAAACAGGGGATCAAAAAGAAGCGTACAGCGAGGAAGAAAGGAGCGCGCGGAGATGGCAAAGGCAAGAATTGACCAGTGCCCATGTGAGAGTGGTGAGCCAGGGTGGCTAGAGCACGATGCTCGCAACATCCCCATTGGGTATATGTGTTCTCATTGCAGACAGGAGAAGCTGGAGAAGTACCGGCCAGATGTGCTGCATAACCCGAACTATATCGTACCGGAGCCTATAGAGCCAGAATGAGCAAGCTCGATTATCGGAACATGGTCTGGGGTACTATAAGAGACTACAGCAAGAACCCAGCACCCGCAGCCTTCCAAGTCTGCATCTACGGCGTAACGATGAAAGACATTGCTGTAGTGGGTGAGAATACGATTGGGGCACGACCGTTTCACAAGGCCATTGATCGTATGGGTATGGGAATCGATAGTTGTGCGTGGCCCAGGAATATGAACCGTGAGAGCCCGCACTACATGGCGACACTATGGGAACTAAATGAAGAGTGCAGGATAAAGAAGAGGACCTAATGCTGCCAGCATTTGAACATCAGGTAATAGCCCGCGAAAAGCTCCATCTACACGATTTCTATGCCCTGCTTATGGAGCAGGGCACCGGCAAATCACGGCCCATTGTCGAAGACTGGCTTATACGAGTAGCCGATGGCAGGGCACAGGACTTAGTCGTCTTCGGCCCCAAGGGCTGTTACATGAATTGGATAGGCACAGAGGAGGAGCCCGGAGAGATAGAGCTCTGGACACCACCGGCTATGCGAAAAGATATCCATGTCATGCCATGGATTAGCGGGGGCAGTTCCACACACCGACAGGGTTTACAGAACCTGCTCTTTGTTAAGAAGCCACGGTTCTTGGCTATGAACATAGAGGCGTTTAACCGGGATGGGCCTGCCCGGGAGTATCTCCACAAATTCTGTAGCGGCCGGAAGGTAATCGGGGTCGTCGATGAGTCAACAACCATCGCTCGAGAAGATGCTGCGCGCACTAAGTTCTTCATGTACCACAACGGATACTTTGTTTCACGAAGGATACTTTCCGGTATGGTTGCTCCGGAAAGCCCTCTGGATTTATTCACCCAATATTGGTTCCTCCACCCCAACATCATCGGAGCCAAAGACTTCTGGAACTTCAAGTGCCGATATGCAATCATGCAAAAGGTTGACTACCGGCCAAGAGTAAAACGTGAAGAGGATGAAAAGGCTGGCAAGGCCCACAAGAAGGCCAATGTCATTGTCGAATGGCGTAACCTAGAAGAACTCAGAACCAAGATCAACAGACGTAGCTACCGTGTAACCAAGGACCAAGTCCTTGATTTGCCGCCCAAGGTCTTTCAGTATTGGGATGTGGACCTTACGGAGGAACAAGAACGTATTTACAACCAGATGAAAGAAAAAGCATTTGCACAGCTTGAAGCAGGTGTCTTTAGCACCGCGAAAATAAAGCTGGACCAACTAGGGAAGATGCAGCACATTCTGTGCGGCCATGTCAAACAGGAAGACGGGGAAACCCTGTACGATATACCAGAGAACCGTACTCAGGCCGTAATTTCAATACTGCATCAGCATAGCGGCAAGGCTATAATATGGGCGCCGTACCCGCAGGCACTGAGGAAGATTGTAGATCGGCTACGAGAGGAGTTTGGATATGACAGTACGGTGGGATATTGGGGCGAGACTCAGTTGGCTGACCGGCTGGCTGCGAGGGCGCGCATCCAAAGAGACGACCTTACCCGCTTCATCGTTAGTAACCAATCAGTGGGCAAGTTCGGCAACACATGGACGAGATGTGATATGGTTATCTACTACGCAAATAGCTTCGACAACGAAGACCGACAGCAAAGTGAAGACAGAGCCCATAGGATCGGACAAACCAAGTTCGTCACGTATATTGACCTGCGTGCGCGGGGTACTCTGGATGAGAGACTGATATACGTGTTGCGCAAGAAGTTGCGTATGAGCGAAACCTTAGTAGGGGACGAGTTTAAGAAATGGCTCGAATAAAGCGAGGCGTAGGCCAACGAGGAAATTCACAACAGCCCAGGAACCCGAAGCTGGTTCTAAAAATCATACGGCTGAAAGATGAGGAGGGAATGAAATGGCGGCAGATAGCTAAAGAGGTGGACATGAGTCACTTTGGGGCATTTGAAACATATTGGCGATGGAGGAACCGGCCGTGGTACCTGAACAACACCGAAAATTCATAGACGATGAGCTGGCCCTGGTGCGCGAAGTGTGGACCCGGCAAGGAAACACCCTTGCCGCCATGGCCGTATTCATTGTGGAAGATAAAAGGATTATCTGTGAGCTCCCGGCCGTTCACAATGATCTTACAAAGAACATCGTGAGTATTGGCCTTAAAGACTTGGTTCGTAATGTGATGCCAGACGCTGTGATTATGATGACAGAAGCCTGGATTGCACCGCTAGACACAAGTGAGCTGATGCCCAAGAGCCACCCCAAAAGGCGTGAAGTGATTCATGTGCAGATTGAGTTCAAAACTGGTGAGAAGTATAGCGGGGCAGCGGAAATTACTAGGGAAGGTGGGAAAGTCAACCTGGGGCCGTGGGATATTGTTATATCTTGCGAGCTTGGGGGCCGGTTCATGGACTTTTATCCACCTAAGCGTGTGCATTAAATGTCTCGTAATAGACATCACCCAAAAGAATTTCGCCACCAATTCAATGAACCTTGGTGCTTATACTGTGGAGAACCATCACAGGTTTTAGACCACTTTCCTCCACACTTCTGTGGTCTTCATGGGTATTTATTTCCTGCTTGTAGTGAGTGTAATCTCATAGCTGGAGTAAATTACCCACAAGACCTTGAAATGAGAATACAATATGTCAAAGACAGGATCTATGTAAAATACTTCACAGTACTCAATATGCCTTCGTGGTCAGAAGATGAAATTCAAGAATTAGGAATTGAACTACAGCACAATATCCGATATAACTTAGCTAAGAAACAAAATATAGAGCAAAGGTTGAAATGGGATGCCATATCCTATTTAAAGACGATTTTCAAGAATATAGGGCGCAAACCACCTTTGCTTAGCCCCACCAGAATAGACTAATGGCATTAGTCGCGGTTTATGGGGCTAGGAGAATGGTGTCTGCGTAGCCTGCCACCCCTAATGCGACGGCACTATACATTTAGACAGCAACTCAGACATCTGATGATTCTGGTCAAGAAGTTGCTTGAAGAGATCTGCTTGCTGTGTCCGTTGTTCACGTACTCCAAAGTATACGAACCCAAATATGAGTGCATTAAGAATCAGCACAGCCAACATCAACGGTTGTGACCTCATTGCGTCTATAGCAGTGACCGCAACCTTCCCACCTTCTTCAGGTAAGCCAGGATTCATGGCTTGGGCTCCGGTGGTTTGTATCCAGGTGGGGGACCAACCTGACGTTCAAAGGACATACAGTCCCTTGCGATGCCCTGCCAAAACTCATCCTGCTTCAAATTGCGTAAGCCGATGGTGTGGGCAATATCAGTAATCAAATAGCCGACACCGCCCAGGAACATAATGTTGATTAGAATAAGTGCGATGGCAAGCGGTTGCGATTGCATCGCACCTATAACAGTTCGAGCGGTCTGGCCGCCTTCCTCAGCAATGCTTGGATTCATCATGCCTTGCTCGAGTCTACGGCGTCGATAGCTTCTTTTATCCGCCGTATCTGCCTTGGTGTAACTGACTGTGACAAGGCTATTTGCCTGACTTTCACCGGCACACCCGGAGGTGCAGCAACAAGAACGTTGACCTCTGCCACGACCGGTGGAGGTGCAGGGGTCGGCTCTCTCTTACCGGTCGCCCATTCCGCAATAAGCTGGTCTGAGGACTGGTCGTATGAGTTGATGTCACATGGCCCCACGCCACTGACTGTGTGAGGGGTTGGCCCCGATTGCCCATCCGTGAATTGCCAAAGCCAGAAGGTGTCCCAGCTCGCCTGCCAAGTTGGACTGGAGCTGTATTGACAGAGCCATAGCCGGCGTGCCCCAAAGAACGAGTCCTTGGTACTGCCGAGGGCTTCTTTCGCCGTGTTGCCAGAATAGATCACGCACTGCCCCGGCCGGTGGAGCTGCTTCTCGACCTCGGTTATCCAGGTCTGGGCGTTGGCCTTGGACATGACATTGCCGCCATTATCCTCCCAGTCGAGACAGAACAACTCATCTGGGTCTGGGCACGCGAACTTCATGAAGTTGTCAATCTGTGCATTCACATTGCTGCTATCAGCAAAATGATACGCACCCCATTTCATCCCAACTGACTTCGCCGCTTGTTGCTGTTGGACATAGGTGCTGTCACTGTAGCTGGAACCCTCGGTTGCCTTATAGATGCAACCAAAGAACCCGGCATTCTTGACAGAAGTATAACTCGATGCTGGATCCCAATGTGAGAGATCCACAACCATAGGGTGGATTGAATGAGACATACAAACTCCTATCGAGTATACATCCAGGGTGGTAGCGGTAGAGACGGTTTACTGAACGTAACGGCTCTCTGTATCACAACCAAAGCTGGAGGGTTGACCCAGGCACGAGCTGGCTGTGGTGGCACAGGGTATGTCACTGCCGTCTGCACAATATTCGGCTGCGTCTGTGGTAGGCTCCCGCCTATGGGTGGAACTCGGCCCTGCATCACACACCTACCAACGCCGATTCCACATCCTGCAGCATCTGATCAGCTTCCTTCTTAAGTTCAACCTCTTTACGGTTGATTGGACCCCAATGCTGTCGCAGATGCCGGAGGGCAACAGCCACACTCTCACAAGCGAACACTGGTGCATTCTTGGCGAGAGCCTGATAATCCCGGCCAATACCTGAACCATAGTTGGACCACGAGCTGGAAGAACAAGTCACGCCATCCGAGAACAAATCCAACCCGGTCTGCTGGCATGGGCCATAGACCGTGTATTCGAGATATACTTTCTGCACATCAGTGGAACAACTGTTGGCGTTCCAGCTCATCTGAAACAAGCCAGCTTCACACGTATCGGCTGAGACATTGGTAGCGCTCATGTCCCGGCCCTCACAATACTTGCCGGAGCTCTCGCGCATTCCCAGTCCGATCTGCAACGCGAACAAGTGGCGCAGAGTATCAACACCAGGGCGAGAGTTGTCCATGCCCTGGGCCTTAAACTGATCTGCGTACCACGCCAGCACATCACGGGCTGTGTCTGTGGTTGCAGCCTTACCCATCAGCTTGGTTGCTTCATCGCCGGCCATTATCTTTCGATAGAGCACAGAATAAGCGAAGGCCATGCCCTTGATATAGCCTTTCGGCGCCTTGCCCCGGTCTTTCCAAGAATAGTTGGCGATGCTACTGCTCAGGGCAATGTTGCAAATCTCATCCATCGTGCTCTTATCGAGTTCTCGCAATGCTGGCGGTGGATACACCGGCAGTCTGAAATCGTTCTCCAATGCGGCCCACGTATTCTGTCCACACACGCCATCAGCACTCAGCCGTTTTGATTCTTGATAGAGGGTGACAGCGTTGGCAGTACCGGGACCATATTCACCATCGGGAGTCAGCTTCAGGCATTGCTGTATCGTCACGACTTCGCTGCCGCGTTTGCCGGAGCTAAGGGTCGGGCGCTGATACTGCGACTCCGACGGGGTCTGCTTCCCGGCTAAGTCAGCAAGCGCTTTGCAGATCTTGTTGAAATTGGCATTGTACAGTTCGACATCTTTTTGTGCATCGACAAAGCACGTCTCGATTAAGATTGCCGGCATCTTGGTGCTGTTGAGGAACTTCAGGTCGCTCCTGTACTTTGCTCCCCGGTTATAGAGTCCGGACGCATCAGCAATAGCATCTGACACACGCGCAGCCAGATCAGCCTGTGTCTTATGTAAACACTCCACGCCGCGCCATGAATCGGTGGGGATATAGGCATTGAAGTGGACCGATACGTCAAGGTCGCGCTTCTGCTTGTTGTGGAAATCGACAATGGTAGTCAGGTTTTGTGATTGTGTGGTCGAGGTGTCGTCGTGAAAGGTTACCACCTCCACACCATTGGCGCGGAGGTCTTTTGCGACCTGCTCAACAACGCGCCGAGCTTCATTAACCTCGTCCAAACCCCACGGGCTTGGACCCTTAGCGCCACGGACTAGCTTACCATGGCCAGAACTGATTACAATCCTCATGGTGTCCCTCCATGCTTAAAGTCAACCTCCAGGAGATGATCATATCCTGGGACCCTAGTATAAGGCTTTGGCTTCGGCCTGCCAAGTGCTAACCATATCTGGCCAACTTGCCCGTGAATGTCGAGTGGTTGGTCTTGTACTGGATCCCAAGGAAACACCACACTGGTATCCTCGTCAATTACAAACGTCTTATTCTTAAACCAATAGCGGAGCTGGTTTCCAGGAACCATATCATCTATAGTAGCCATCTGTCCCTCCTAAGCCATAACCTCTTCTACTGTTAACCAGACTTGATTGATAGAAGCCGCCGCGGCAGCACCCGTAGATGCGACCTGTACAGTATAGGTGATAGAACCAACGTTATTAGGAAAGTCCCATTGGGTTTGGTGATATGGAGTATTTATCTGGGCATTCAAACCAGAAGCAGAAGCAGCAGACCAGTTCTGACCACCAGATAATGCGACTGATCCAACACTTCGCAATATACGACCAGACCCCGTCGAATTAGTCCCAGTACCAGCGGCAGCAACGACTGCATATCCACTAGCAGTAATCTTCATAAGATTACAGGCACTCTCCTGTACGATTGTTTGTGCCGCGCCAGAACTTGCATATGTTGACGTGCTGTTCGTTGTGCCCGCAGTGTAGAAGTTATAAACACGAGAAACATAGTCGCCCGGCTTTCTAGCACCCTGACTGTGTGTCCTAGTTCTAAGCAGATTCGTAGTGGTCCAGGTGCCAGCCGTGGCAATACCAGAGGAACTCCATTCCACAAAACCAAGAATACGATATGCTTTTGCAGAAACAGCCGTGCCAGTATAGAACACCCCGGCAGAAGTTGATGATGAAGATACGGCAGTAGACGTGACAGGTTCATTTTCACTTAGAGTAGTGATGGACCCTGAAATAGTACATCTGACTACGCCAAGACGAGCAGTGCCGGCATCATTAAATAGAACAACCCAAAGACGGAAAGCAACATTCGCAGCAGTTCCTAATGTACTGCCCGACGGAAGAACAATGCTAAGAGCAGAGTTGACATTTAATTGAGTGAGTAATGGGCCGCCCGTAGGGTCATTAAACCAAAACGAAAGAACACTGCTTGAACTAGGATCAGCACCTGTATGGTCCTTCAAGGCAATGGTCAGCGCACCAGAAGCAGCACTCGCCGAGAGAGTTAGACCCGGCAAAGCCATCCCAGGTGGACCACCACCAACACCCGCGACAGCATTCGTAACAAATGCAGTCGTAGCGATATTAGTTGAATTGTCTCCTGCTGTAGGAGTTGTAGAAGTGGGCGTGCCGGTCAATGCCGGTGAGGCTAATGGGGCTCTCGTCGTATCGGATGGGTGGACGTGATCCTGACGTGCGTATAGGGCAGAAGTGCCGACGGCCCCTGTTCCGTCCATAAGCGGGGTTGCAGTAGCCGGGGCTGGAATCGCGCTGGAGAGCGCGTAACTCATATTCGTAGCGGCCGTAACCAGCCCTTTGGCGTTGACTGTGATACCCTGGAATGTCCCAACGTTGGTATTGACATTTGGCAGGGTCGCAGTAATCGCTGTTGTGCCTGAACCGGATATGTCACCCGATAACGTAATAGTCTGGTTGCCAGTGAGATACCCCTGGTTCGCAGCCGCTGTGACCAGACCCTTAGCATTAACTGTGATACCCTGGAACGTGCCGACGTTGGCATTGACAGTCCCCAATGTCACAGGGATAGAGGTGGTACCAGAACCAGTAGCATCACCAGACAACGTGATCGTTTGATTGCCTGTGATATACCCCATCGACGTAGCGGCAGTGACCTGACCCTTGCCGTTGATGGTAATACCT